GGGGGTCCTCGCTCTCTCAGACAGAACAAAGAGAGCGTTGAATTGGCCGCATTCCGCCACGGTATTTGTATACCCCCTGTGGCGTTGTATTTTACGAGGAAAGAGTTAGTCTGCGGGTACACAACCACCCGTAAACCCATTAAAGACCATAATCGGCCCTAAGGATCACCTTTGACGCATTGCAGAGGATAGCATCACCGAAGCGAGCTGCCCTCGTCAAGTTGAGAAGATCAAGGTAATCTACTAGTTGGAAACTAGAGTCGAAGTTGGAATAACGAACTATAAGCTCGTCGTCGCTAACATGGGGGGTAGGGACAACATCGTATGAGCTGAGTTCTTTAGACCAGTAATTTTTGTAAACGGGAGCGCTAGGCGCATCAAACCGAGAACGAAGGACTTCGTGGAACGAGGTGTTACCCATGTGTTTGAAGCCCTTAACCACTCCAGCATTAAACTGCTCGGACTTCTTCTCGAAGTCGGCGTAACTGGAGTGGGCCACATGCCCATCTTTCTGACCTAAGGTCCTCATAACAACTCCTAAGTTAAGGACAGGATAAATCTGTCCATCTGCAGCAAGGCATGGGGAGTGTTTGAGGAACTGAAGGGAGTGGTAACTCGGACAAATCTCTAGTGTTATCATGAAACCGGCAAAGGCAGCAGCAGTTTCGAGAACACTCGAGATCTCGGCATCACTGGCATCATGACTAAGTAAGTCAATGTGACCAGCGATGGACAAGCCTATTAGGCTCGTAGCGATGTTGTCGAGAAAGGTGGTTAAAACGGAACCGGAAGACAACGATGGTTGTTTAGGACTTACCTTAACAATCTTGTTGTAGTCACGGTCTCGTAAGGTGCAAGGTGTGCTGCATTGCGCAACTACTGCGTCGGCAATCTCTTCCAACCCTTCGGCGGAGAGCAAATCTTTGGCGCAGCCAAAAATGGCGGGGCCAATAGAACAGTCACACTTTGAAATGTCAACGTTAGCCATAACTCTTCTACCGGAAGGGAGAGTAAAGGACAGGCAAGAATCGTCAGAGAAGAAGTATAAAACTCTCTCGACGCCGTTAACAAGGTCGCGGAACACTTCGATTAAAGCGTTAGTTGATGGGCATGGTACGAACACCATGGTCATCCCGTTGACGGTGATGGGAGCTACAAAAGCCTTCTTAGCGAATTCAAGAATGAATCCTCCTAGAAGGGAGCCAGCGACTCCGAAATCA